GCAGCGGATTCTTTAGCTAGCAATAAGGACCGCTGGACATAAACGAGGACAAGCTGCGGCCCCTCAAATAAAGGGAAAATTAAATGAGTGATGAAACAGTCCTTTCCGATGAGGAAAGGTTTGAAGCTCTTCTGTCGGCTGATGACGAGCCGGTAGAGGAACCAGCCCCGGTCGAAGAGGTCGGACAAGCTGAAGAAGAGGCCGAAGAGGTTGAGGGCGAAGAGCTTGAAGCTTCTGAGGAACAAGAAGAGACCGAGAGCGAAGAAGAACTAACAGAAGAAGAGCCTGAGTCAGAAGGAACCGATGACAGCGTAATTGAGTTTACGCTGACCAGCGGCGAAACCATTCAGACCACCAAAGAGGATCTCGCTGGAAGCTATTTGAGGCAATCGGATTATACTCGCAAAACACAAGAATTGGCTGACGAGAGAAGAGAGTTTGAACGCCAGAAAGTTGAGGTGGAAAACTATCTTCGGGAGCAGGTCAATCAAGTTGCACAGTTTGCACAGCAAGAGCCAGACGAACAATATTGGGCAAACCTTTATGAAGAGGACCCGATTGGCGCTCCGAAAATTGAGCGTGATTATCGTATGGCGAAAGAGCAGCGCGAAAAATTAATTCAACAACAGCAAGTGCGTGAACAGCAAATGTTTCGGCAGAAAGTGGAACAAGAGGCTCATCGACTTCCCGAGCTCATTCCGCAGTGGGCTGACCCCAAAGTTTACGATGCTGAGAAAAATGAATTATCGCGTTTTCTGGTCGGACAGGGTTTCGATCCGAAAGATGTGTCTATGGTGTCAGATGCTAAACTTGTACATATGCTGTACAAAGGCATGCGGATGATACAACTTGAGACCAACGCTCCAAAGGTCAAGAGCAAGAAAGTCGCAGGCAAACCCAGAGTTATTAAACCGGGATCTGCACGACCTAAATCTAGACCAAAATCCGAGTTAGCCAAAGCTAGTGAAAGTGCGAGGTCTGCCCAAACAAATGAAGCATGGGCAGATGTATTCGACAAAATCATTTAACCTAGCTATGGAGAACTTTTTAAAATGGCTACACCTACCAATACAGTCATTGAATCAACGCGAGTAAATCGCGAAGAGTCAGTGCAAAATGCTATTAGGGATATAAGCCCCCTAGACACCCCAATGTTAACAATGGCTAAGGAAATCAAGCTGACGGCAAGATACAGCGAGTTCTTGACAGACTCACTTGCTGCAGTTGACGCTTCCAACGCCCACCTTGATGGTGACGATGACACAATCGGCGCAAGCCCGGCTGTTACTCGTTTGGCTAACAGAACGCAGATCGTTAAGAAAACAGCGTCTGTTTCTGGAACCACTGAGGCAGTTAACCTTTATGGTACAAAATCAGAATTAGCGTTTATTTGGAGCGCGGCTGCGTAGCAATACGCAGTAAAAAATATCCCGTGAATTGCTGGGAAGCCTAAGTCGTTTGATAAGGTAATCAGCAGCCAAGCCCTGCGGGGAAGGTTCACAGACTATCCGAGAGGAGTACAGCTCAAGTGAGCTGGAAGCGCGGGACACCCTACTGGGGTGATGATATAGTCGCGTCTAGCTAGAAATAGTTAGCACAGTTTATTCTGTGGCTGCGGTCTAACGAACTGCGGTTAAGGAAAAAGGTTATTTTAAAACAATAACTTAACGACCAAATGGCTAAACGCTCGAAGGAGCTAAAGCGAGACATGGAAACGATAATGATGGGCAAGCAGGCATCGACTGCCGGCTCAGCATCTGTCGCTGCCCAGCTCGGCTCTTTACAGGGCTACATGAGTGCTTCAATCGGCAACATTAAATATGCTGATGCGAAGGGCTCAGCTACCACACCCGGCTGGAGTGCCGGCAACACTGGCGCAATTGTAGATCCGTCTGCAACTGCGGCTTTTACTGAAGACATGTTCAAGGATCTCGTTAAGACCTGTTACGACAATGGGGCAGAAAACGCTGATGTTTTAATGGTGGGTTCCTTTAACCGTCAGAAGGCAAGTGGCTTTACTGGAATTGCCGATTTATACCGCGAGACAGGTTCCAAGCCGACAGCTTCGGTGCTCGGAACCGCGAGTGTGTACATTAGCGACTTCAGCGGCCCAAGCGGCATTAAGATTGTAGCTAACAGGTTCCAGTCATCTGATGTTGGAATGCTTGTTGATATGGACATGGTCCAAGTTGGTTTCTTAAGACCGTACACAAGCTATGAATTAGCTAAGACTGGTGACTCCACCGCTCGCAGCATCGTGGCTGAATTTTCAATATTGCCGATTTCGCCCGAGGCGCACGGTAAGATTGTAGGCTTAACAACAGCCTAATTTGTCTTTGAGAGGGGGAGCGATCCCCCTCTTTTTATAGGGAGAAAGTTTTATGGAAAAATGGCGACCGCTCGACGAAGATAATACAAAAGTGGAGCTGTTTTGGTATGACGACGAAACACAGACTCAACACGTTAAAACCGTCTATAAGCATACCGACGTTATTTTGGATGCGAATAAATCCATCCAAGGTAACCAAGCCGGGAGAGATGCAGAAAACCATTTCTGGGAAGTTGCACGCATACCGCCGAGCATACAGCATCTTTGGCTGCAGGAAGGGTTAGACATATATAACCGCGAACACGGTGACCGGCTGATGAAAAAGCTTGATGACCCAGAGTGGAAATATCTCAGAGTCCAAACTGGTCGTATTGGCAGACGCTCAGGTCACATATGAATTTAATTGAACAGCTAGACGAGGAATTAGCGCTTAATGTTGACAACTGGCAAGCAGCCGTAAAACTTGGCGCAGCGTATCTTAAACTCGGCAACCTCGGACACGCATACGCATTTCTTAGCCAAGCGGTTGGCATTGAACAGAACGAATTTACGTTAAATGAAGCAGGCCGTGTTTACGCGGCGATGGGGCGTTGGAACGAGGCTCTGCAATTCTACGAAGCAGCAGCAAAGAAGAATCCGAAAAACGTACAGGCGGCAAATAACGCTGCACTAGCGCATCTTAATATTGGCGACCATGACAAGGCTGCAGAATGGCTCATAAGGCCATTTGCCAAAATGACTAAAGACGAATACGAAGCAGCTGACACACGCGAGCTGGACTGGAACTGGGCATTTGTACATCTAGCCCGGGGTGATTACCGCAAAGGCTGGGAAGCGTGGAACAAAGGCGAAGGCCACGGCGATCGAGTTAAGCGTCATGCATACGCCCCCAGGTGGATGCCGGGCGACAGCGGCGATGTCGTTTTTTACGGTGAGCAGGGACTGGGCGACCAGATCATGTTTGCCGAGTGTTTGTATGATGCAATTGGAGATGTGAAAAAAGGTGCAGTGGTCGAAGTGGATGAGCGCCTAGCCAATCTGTTTCGACGCAGTTTCCCCGAAGCAAGGATAATGGGAACATTAGGCAATGAGCAGCCCGGCTGGAGAGCTCCCGGCAATGCTGGTTCCATTCCGCTTGGATCACTGCCGCTTTATTATAGGCCGTCAGCTGCGAGTTACAGAGGCCACCCTTATTTATTGGCTGACCCGGAGCGTCGATTAATGACGCGAGCTCTTCTCGGCTCGTTAGGCAAAAAACAAAAGATAGGTATTAGCTGGACCGGGGGATTACGACACACTGGTGCGATGGCGCGGAGTGTCGAGCTGAAAAAACTGATGGCGAGTTTCAAACGCATCGACGCTAAGTTTGTTTCGCTTGAACATACACATTTTGAAGATACAGAACAGCACGCCGTCAAAGCGTTTGATTATATTACTGGCAGGTCACTTGACTACGACAACACAGCGGCGCTCGTAAGCGAGCTGGATCTTGTTGTCAGTGTGCCGAATACAGTTGTACATCTCGCCGGAGCTCTTGGCGTACAGACACTGGTGCTCGGATCGAAATCGCCGAGCTGGTGTCACACGGTTATGAATATGCCGCTCTATAAATCGGTTGAGGTTATGAATGATTGGACGCCTGCAACGGCTGCTAAACGCATAAAGGAAAAGTTGAATGGCATTGTCAAATTACGGTCAGCTTAAGGCGAGTGTCGCTGACACTTTAAATCGCGACGATATGACAGCGCAGATTGTTGACTCTATCACAATGTGCGAAGCGATGGTAAATCGCGATCCTAAGTTTCAAAACCGCAGGATGGAAACAGCGTCAAGTTTGACATTTGATGCAGCCGGCGAAGCAAGTTTGCCAACTGATTTTATTGCAGCTCGCACACTTGTGTTTCAATCGAGCCCTCGAAGCAATCTTGAGTTTCTGTCGCCATCCGGGTTTGAGACAAAGTTTCCAAGCACGACTACCGGGTTGCCGATCAACTACACAATTATTGGCGACAAGGTAAAAATTGGACCGCCGCCAAACAGCGGAGCTGGTGCTGTTCTACGCTACTATCAGCGAGTGCCGAGTTTAACAAATGACAGCGATACAAATTGGCTTCTGACATATTACCCGGATATATACCTATATGGCACGCTGGTTCATACGGCTCCATATCTTGGCGAAGATGCGAGGCTGCAAACTTGGTATGGAATGCTTGACAGGGCCTCTGGCGAGCTTGCCGGTCAGGATAGCAGAGCACGGTTTAACGGTTCGCCGGTCATGCCTAGCGTTGCGGTAACCATTGTATGATTCCAAATCCTTCGATTTACCCCGACTGGAAAAGATGGGGTCAGCAGCTGCAGCAAATACTAACGCCTCTTTTAGAAAGCTTAGAGGTGTCGTTCTTCCGGCAAGGCAATGTCCTGTCGGTGGCTCGGCATGACGTTGCGGCGCTCCCTTCCGCAGCCGTGCCGGGCGAAATTATTTTTGTGAATGATGAAACCGGGGGAGCCGTGCTGGCATTCAGTGACGGCACAAATTGGCGACGAGTTACAGACAGAGCAATTGTGAGTTAAAGATGGCTACACCCACCACGCGACTAAAATTAAAAAAACAGGCACTATCCGAAAACCTAAACACCTGGGGATTGTCTAACGGCATCAACGGCGTCATCGATCAGGTCGATGTACTAGCTGGCTACCTTGAGGTAGATCTCGGAACATCAACCAGCTACACGTTTGGTACGACAAATTATTCAGTCGCCGGCAATGAGCATATGTATCGTGCTGTAAAGTTTACCGGCACACCTGCATCTGGTGTAACTGTAAACATCCCAGCTGTAGATGATTTCAAGTTTGTTGAAAACGCCACCGGGCAGACGATCACATTCTCAAACGGTTCAACGACTGCAGCCTTGGCGGATACGTTTACTGGTTATGTAAGAACCGATGGCAGCTCTTCTATAACTGTCCTGGTACTGCCTGATGGTGTGAACGTGAAAACCGTCGCAGATGATATAGGAAATGTAAACTTAGTTGCAGGTCAAATTAGCCCGACAAATAATATAGGTACGGTTGCTGGTCTTAGTTCTGAAATAACATTGTTAGGAACTGCCGACGCCGTTGCAGACATGAACACGCTTGGTCATGCCGATGTGGTAAGTGACATGAATGCGCTGGCAGTTGCAGATGTTATTTCTGACATGAATACATTAGCCGTGCCTGATGTTATAAACGACATGAACACGTTGGCATCGCCTGATATAGTCTCTGATCTCAATACGTTAGCCACGCCTGATATTGTCGCAGATATGAACGCACTGGCGGTCACGGATGTTTTGGCAGACATGGCCGCGTTAGCAGAAACAGATGTGCTTGCTGACATGGCTTTGTTAGCAGACGCCGATGTTATTGCTGACATGAACACTTTAGCTACGGCTGATATTGTGAATGACATGAATTTGCTTGCAGACGCAGATGTCATTTCCGATATGAATACGTTAGCAAATGCTGATGTTATTTCTGACATGAATACGCTTGCAACGGCAGATATTGTTGCCGATATGAATACGCTTGCCCATGCTGATGTGGTAAGTGATATGAATACGCTTGCGACGGCAGATATTGTTAATGACATGAACGTCTTAGGCACGGCCTCAAACGTAACTGACATGGCCACTTTGGCGGATATTCAAGACGGCACTGTGGCAACAAACGCAATAACAATTGCCGCAGATAATTCAGACAACATCACCGATTACTCTAAAACTTATCTCGGCCCTAAAAATTCGGCTCCGACGCAACGCAATGATGGTACAGCTTTGCAGGCAGGGGATTTAGTGTTTCGGACAGATTTAGACCAGATGCAAGTAAGAAATGCGGCTAACAATGCTTGGGCTACGGTTGCTGTTACAGCCTCAAACTTTCTTACGGTATCTAACAATCTTTCGGATGTAGCAGATGCGGCTACCGCTAGAAGCAACCTCGGCGGTGTAATTACCGAAATATCGCAAGATACTACCCCTCAACTTGGCGGTGACTTGGATATGCAGAGTCACTCAATTAGTAGTGGCGTTTTAGGCATCAAAAATACGGGGTCGCAATCTGAATTACGTTTGTATTGTGAATCTGGAAACGCTCATTTTACAGGAATAAAATCAGCACCCCATGCTCAATATAGTGGAAACCTCACGTTTGTATTGCCAGCGACAGTCGGTGCGGCGGGTCAAGTGCTGACTGATGCGGCTGGTGATGGTGTGCTTGCGTGGTCAACACCAAGTGCTGGCGGTGGTTTCGCTACACAATTTAAATTTACATAAAGAGAGAGGTTAAAAATGGCCGACCGTATAGAGGAATTATTTCTAAAAGAGTTTACATCTGCGGAACTGATCGCTGGAACTAGGCACGATTTTACCACTGACAGCTCGACAGCCTACGCGGTGAAGGATGTGGAATTTACTCAGGGTTCGGATGACGACGCAGTAAGCGGCAGCGTTACCGCTTCAAAAACTACGGATTTCTCGGCTGGTAAATTCTCAACGCTTGGCACATTTGGGAGCAGGGTCGATAGTTTAAGTGGAAGCGCGGTGCTTGACGTATCATCGACACTTAGCATAAGGCCAGACGCAAAGGCCATTTCATACAAAGACGTTATGTTACAGCTTGATAACAGCAACAACGCTAACCAAGTTGGGCCGATTGTCGAGTATCTAAAACCAACGGTAAACGGCAATGCAGAAAGCGCTACCACGACTGCACAAGTTGCCACCGGGGCTGGCTCTAGCCCCGGAAATTTTACGTCAGGCATGGTAAAGGAGTATTCCATCGTTCACACTAACGCCAATGGAATTAAGCTCTATATCAGGTTTGCAAAAGGCCAGTATAATACCTCTGGCGTATATATCGTCGGAATGGATAATTCGACTAACTACGCATCTTTTACCAGCACATATACTGAACATCTTTGGGACGGCGAGCGCTATATTTATTGGGCAGATAATGACTATATCTATTTTTTCGATACCGACGACGCAAATATTACCAACCCAAGCAACCACTCAACGACTTGCCACGGCAGAATGACGGTTACTGGCATACCAACATTAAGTCCGCAGAGCTATGATCACAGGCGCGGTAGCATTACCACTTCTGCGCATGACGGCAAAACTTATGTATATCAATGGTACAATTCGCAACAATATGGAATAGTCGTTGAACTGCCATCGACAATTTCAGACGGCGGTACTTGCCCAAAATTCTGGAAGACAGGAAGCGGGTCATACGGTGCTTCCGGCACTGATCCATTTGGAAATAATTCGGGAAGTGCATGGAATATGTACGCTTATAACAATAATGTTAGTGAGGGACAGTACACAATTCACCAAATAACTACCTTCACCGATCTCAAAAGTGTAAAACGGTGGGCAATAATGATGCGTAACACTAGTGACGAGGCTGTTTGGCTGATGTGGAAAGACGCTGACATGCAAGCTCTTGCGTCTGGGGATATTCTTGGGTCGAACGACTCAAATATAAACTCAACCGATGGCATTACTTGCATTTCAACTGCAAGTCTTTCCGATGACGCACTTCTTTGGAACACGGTTTACTTTTCTGCTAGTTCCCAAAACGCTTTTATGCACAGTGGGGGAAGTTACTTAGGCACAGGAAATTCGGATTGGCAAAGCGGAAGCTACAACGTGATTTGGCTCGACGGCATTACCGTCTATCAAGGCAATACTAGCTCCAATTATAACGTCTTTGAAATAGATTTGACGCAAACAAGCTTCCCTGCATTATTTACTACAAATGAATATACGCCGTACCAAAATAATTTCTGGATGATGGGCGTAACGCCGTCGCAGGCCACGATTGATGCGAGAACATACACAAAAGCACCATCTTTGACCGTGCGCTGCACAGGTGTGAAAGAGGATAGGAGTTAACCCATGGCATTAACACAAAATAAACGAACAGCAAGTGCTTCAGCGGGGGCCGTTTCTGCACCTGATAAAAATATAGCTGGTTCAAGTACCAGTTCCAGCACACTTCTCTATACAGTACCCGCTGGCAGAAAAGCGGAAGTGTATATTGGTCATGAATACACTTACTCAAATGCGTATGATTATTATTTAGACATCGATGTTGGGGGTACTTACATACAGGTAATGGGGGGGTTATCACGACAGTCTTATACTTATCGTTCTTTAACTACTCCTCTAATCACACTACACGCTGGCACACGAATTTTAACTCGCAGTTCAAACTCAGGAAATGCGTACTTTTTGGGAGTTGAGAAAGATGCGTAAGCTTGTTTTAAACAACATTGAATATGAAGTCGCTGTTCTTGAGCTAAAAGAAAGCGGTGACTCCACTGTAGTTTTGAGAACCATTGTGGAAGAGGGCGAAACGAGTGAAAAAAAATACCGCATAAATTTGGCCCGCCACAACCCTCTTACGCTGGAAATTTTTAAGAGTGAAGACGAGCGTATAGATTACACTGTCTCGATGCCTGACAGGTATTGGGATGAATGGTATGAAGACCCTGAGCCATTGCCGCATCCAGAGGGCGGTGAGGAATAGACTATGATTTCATATGAAGATGCTCTCCGTGCTGGTCCAGATGGTGTTGTTGACACCAGCCCCGGGTCTCTGTTTGATCAATATAAAATACAGCAAGCTGGCTTTAATGCTAATGTCGGTACTGCTCCGGGCAGTCCCATGCTGACTATGGGTCAGCAATATATGGCGAGTAACCCCGATGTTCAACAAGATGCAATTGCTAGAGCTAAGGCAGAAGGTTTAACAGGCGGCGATGCGTTTAGTAATCGCTTAGACGAGATAGCGTTTGAGCATTTTAACGCATATGGAAGATCAGAAGGAAGATCTGGCTTTGGATATACGGCTCCTAATCCAAATAGTTTCGCGCCATCTCCAACTGACGGTATGCCTTTTACACCGGGGCCGGGATCAGGGTCAGTGCCGGGCTCAGGTTTTCAAGGTAACGCTAATCAAAATTTCACTGGCACTGGTGCGCCCAATATGCAGGCAGTCAACCAGAGCTACGAAACAGCTCTAAATAATTTTGGTGGATTATTGTCAAACTATGGCGACTTTTTTGGCGGTTTATTGTCAGGCGCTCAAAACGGAATGAGCGGCAACATGGGTCAAAACTACACGGGTTTTTATGCGCCGGGTCAAACGCCTGCAGCTGGTGGTTTTGGATCATTCCCAGCCTACAATTTCGGCGGTTTTAATGCTGGCGGTTCCTGGGGCGGCAGCTCAGCTCCGTCTGGCGGTAATACTGGACATAGACAACTTTGGACTGTGTAAATGCCAATAATCGAACTACCAATCAAGCCCGGGATCATCAAAGATAACAGCCGGCTGCAGTCAGAGTCACGCTGGATCGACGGCGATAAGATACGATTTCGCAGGGTTGGCGATCGGACTATGCCCGAGGTGATCGGTGGGTATGAGGATCTGTTCGATGCTGCAACATCTGGATATGTGCGCGGCAAGGCGCGAACAATCCATGTCTACGAAACAAATGACAATGTGCGTCAGGTAGCGGTCGGCACATCGTCAGATTTATACTGTTATACAGGAGCCCTTCTTTGGCCCATCACTCCGATCAGAAGCAACCAGACTCTGAGCAACGCGATAACAACTACAAGTGGTTCCGCGACTGTCTCAATAACCTCTACGACTCACGGAGCCACCAGTGGCGACTATGTGCTGTTAGACCAAGCAGCGCCCGTTGGCGGAATCAACCTCGGCTCAAGTGGCTCATTTACCGATCAAATTACAGCGAGAGCTCAGGCGAAAACCTTAGTTATTGAAAGTGCAGCACACGGTTTATCAACCGGGGATGCTGTTTCTATTGCAGGTGCTGCCGGGTTTGCCGGCATACCAGCATCTGAGATTAATAGAACGCTGACCGTTTATGTCATCGACGCAGATATGTTCATCGTTGCGGTCGATACGGCTGCAACAAATGACGCGACAGGCGGTGGCGCAGTGACATGGATTGGACATCGTCAATACGAAGTAACGGTGGTTGATGCAAACACCTATACAGTTCAAGCTAAAAACAATGCTACGGCAACGGTGCTTGCCGGGGCTGGCGGTGCGCTAAGAGAAGAATTTCTAATCCCGGTTGGCAATGAAACATCTTTGTCGGCATCCGGGTATTCGACAGGTGGATACTCAGATGGCTACTATTCAGCCCCGAGCTCAAGCGTTGCGACGACTGCTCGGACATGGACGCTAAGTAATCTTGGCGAGACATTGATCGCGAATTATATTAATAGCCCACTTTATCGATGGGATAACAACCCTTCTATAAGAGCTGTATCAATCAGCGCGACGGTTACAGATGCACCAATAAAAAATCTTACTCACATGGTGACGCCAGAAAGGTTCCTAGTGGCACTAGGTACAAGCGATCAGCCTAGTGGCACGTTCTCTCCACTAACGGTTGCATTTGCCGACCAAGAAAAAGGTCTGACGACTGGCGACTGGACGCCAGACTCTACGAACAGTGCCGGTGATTTCATTCTTGGCGGTACATCTAGAATTGTATCTGGATGCGCGATGCCGGGTCTCAATCTAGTCTGGACCTTAAACGAATTGTTCAGCATACAATTTGTTCCAAACTTATCGACAATATTCAGACCAACATTGATTGGGTCGGGTTGCGGTCTAGTCGGACAGAACGCATGGGCCCGAGCTGGTGATAGCGGATCAGTTTATTGGCTGTCAACGTCAAAAGAATTTATGCTCTGGGCCGGCGGTACGCCAACCACAATCAGCTGCCCGGTGAAAGACTTTCTGTTTGATAATTTAGCCGATGGACAAGAAGCGTTGATTCATGCAGGCACGTTGGACAGCCAGAACGAGATCTACTGGTTCTATCCGACAACTAGTGATGCCGGGGTGACCGAAAACACACGTTATATATGTCTTAATTATGCGCTGCTCACTTGGACGGTTGGCACTTTTGACATTACAGCATTTGTGGATCGAGGCTTGGAAGAATATCCGATAGCTGCATTTAGTGACGGCACAATGAAGTTGATGGAAAAAGGCAACACCGCAAACGGCTCAGCTATACCAAGCGTATTTTTAGAGTCAGGTTGGATTGATACGGCTGAGGGCACGACACAAACATTTGTAAAAAGATATGTTCCAGATTTTGCGCATTTATCCGGCGGTGTAAATGTCAAGATATTGTCGAAAGACTGGCCTCAGGATTCCAATGTCACGACAACCGATCTCGGCAATATTTCAACATCGACACTCAAAAAAGACTGCCGCATAACAGCTCGGCAGATCGCACTGAGATACGACTGGCAGAGCAACCCTACTGATGGCAGGCTTGGCCGCATTGAGCTCGATCTTGAAAAAACAAACAGGCTGCGATGACGAGAGCCTGGGAGAATGCCAAGCCTCTGATAGAGGCGGCTCTTGAGTATCAGGATACACATAGCATAACAGATGTTGAAAGAGAGCTCGCCAATGACCGGGCTCAATTGTGGTGCGGTGAAAAAAGCGCAATTGTCACACAGATGGAAGATTACCCGGCAGGCAAAAAGGTCAGAGTTTGGCTGGCAGGCGGTGAAATGAATGAGCTGCTTGAGATGCTGCCGGATATTGAGGCATGGGCAGAGGGAGCAGGCTGTTTGTCTGTCGTCATTGCTGGTCGTCACGGATGGGCAAGAGTTTTAAAAGATTACACGCAACCATATGCGTATTTAGAGAGGAAATTAAATCATGGGTAAAGGTGGTCCAAAGACAGCGGTAAGCACTAGTGATATCCCAGTGAGGTATCAGGACTTTGTCGATAGCAATCTCGGTCTCGCATCCGTATTAGCCAACCGGCCTTATCATAGGTTTGAGGGTCCGACCTTGGCAGGCTTTACCCCGGATCAGATTGCTGCGTTTAATCAGGTGCGCGGTATGGACAGGCAACGAATGCCGCAGCAGCAAGCAGGTAACGCTGCAACCGCAGCTGCCATAAACTCTATTACAAATCCAGCAACAATGATGGGTAAGTATCAGAATGCTTTTACCGAAGATGTCATCGATAATCTGACAACGGATCTCAGGCGAGAGCGTGACGCAATGAATACAACCGCCAGATTGCAGTCACCGTTTGGCGGTAGTAGAGCTGCGCTCGTTGAAGCTGAAAATAATCGTAACTACTTGGATAAATTAGCGAATGCAACCGGGCAGCTGAGGATGCAGAATTTTCAAGATGCAGCACGCCTAGGTCAGTCTGGTACAGGTCAGCTCATGCAGGGGGCATCGCAATTGACAAACCAGGCAGCCGCTAACCAGCGCATGGGCTTAGAGGCAGCTGGCGCATTGTCAGGTATCGGACAGCAGATCCAAGGACTGCAGCAGGCAGCGATGGCTGATAGAGAGAAGCGTTTCTTAGATGAATTAAACTATCCATTACAGGCATTGAACCTGCGGCAGCAGGCCGTTGGAATGACACCTATGGGCTCTGTTAGTCGAACTCCTATTACTGGGGGCGGCATGGACATAGGTGGACTGTTAAGCGGAGCTGGCGGTTTAATGAAAGGTATAGCAGCCTTGAGCTGCTGGGTAGCTAGAGAATGTTACGGCCCTGACAATCCTAAATGGATCGATTTTAGGAGCTGGATGTTCAGAGAAGCACCTGACTGGCTTTTTAATACTTACATGAAATACGGTGAGCGTTTCGCCAAGTTTATAAGTAACAAACCAAAAGTAAAATCTGTAATTCGCTGGCTAATGGATAAGGCGATCGACTAATGGCTGTACCACAATCACTTTTACAAAACCTCGTAGCAAACGCTCAGCTGCAGCAGCAAGAATCGCTGCGGTCCCGAAAGATGCGAGAGCTCGCTCAGGCTGCACCAAGAGGTCAGGCTGCTCGAATTGCTGCGCCTAGACCAATTGTCCAGCCGCCTAGTAGAGGCATGGGTCAGGGGCTCAGCGCACTAGGTAAAGCACTTGGCGATATTGGTCAGATGAAAAAAGAACGTGCGGCTAAGGATGCTTTATCTGCGCTATACGCACCGCCGCCAATGAGCGAAGAAGATCTCATGGAAGGAGTCGAACCATCTGCTCCACAAGTAACCTCGACAATGTTGCAACGTGTTCTTGCACAACATCCCGGCACAACGGTGGCTAAGCAAGGAATGGACATGGTCAACTTGTTGGCGAGACAGGAACAGAATGAGTTTATGAATGAATTGCGCCGAGATGAGTTAGCTGCCCGAGAAGCGCAAGATTTAAGGCAGATAGAAGCAAATAAAGAGCTGAAAAGAATGCAGCTCGATTATGAGGGTAGAAAACGATTTAAACCGGCTGGCCCCCTTGATTACAGAGAGCAAGGTATTGACCCAAGAGATTACCGACTTTCTATGAACAAGTTTGGCGAATCAAAAATACAATACATGCCTTCGTATGAGCGCAGAGCTCAGTTGAAACAATTAGGCGTTCCTAGACCAGAGCCAAGATTTGAAGATGCGTTTTCTAAAAAAATGGGAACAGTTGGAGCTGACTACATAGTAGAAACTAGAAAAGGCGGTAACGCAGCTAGAACAACACTTTCTAACAATAGAAGAATAATAAACCTTCTAGATCAGGGTTTTACACCCGGAATGCTGGCTCAAACTAATATGACTGTAGGCAAATTTGCCCGGTTGATTAATGCGCCAGAATCGTTACTAAAAAAACTTGGCATTATGGATATGGACCAAATTGCTAAAGGCGAAACATTTGCGAATATTGCAGCTGGGTTTGTTTTCGATGCATTGCAGAACTTTACTGGTGCTATTTCAGAGGGTGAACGAGAATACGTCGAAAGCGTTGTACCAACATTAGCAATGACCCCGGGCGGCATAAGAGCAATTGTAAAAATCAAAAGTGCAATTGCCAAAAGAGCGATACTTAAAGAAAAAATGTTAGCGGAGTGGCAACAGAAAAGATTTATAGAAGGAAAACCACCTTCGCCAGAAACAAGAAATGCAGCTGGTCAAACTTTTGATGATTTTTATAAGCAAGAGATAGACAGGATGGGCAATGTAATTAGCGACGACCTTAGAAAAGAAATAGATGCAGCATCTCGCGCAACTCCAACTGACATGAAATTTGAGCAAGTTACCATTGGAGAGGGTGAGAACCAAAAAACTTACCAAATTATTGGCGGCAGACCTTTTGAGGTGGGTGAAAACTGATGAAAGAAGTAACTGACCCAGAAACACTAAAAAAAATCCAAGCGGCTCGAACTGGCGGTGGTCAAACGAGGACGGCTGTAACAGACCCAAAGATAATTGCACAAATAGAAGCAAAGAGAAAAGGTGGATCGGTTGCTGACCTGCCGTCCCTTGGCGCATCTCTCGAAAAAGCCGCAAGAGATGTCAGAGGTTTGGTTGGCGATGCAGCTGAGTACATCGAAAAATCATGGACCGGCGAAGGACGTTACGATCCTGCGATTGCTGAGTCAGGTGAACTAGGCGACAACTTGGAAGGAACAACGCTTGGTCAGTCAGCAAGAATAGCTGGCGCATATGCTTTGACTCCAGATCCGTTTGCCATTGCAGATATTGCAGAAAAAACACTACCCGGTGCAAAAGTAAGCATCGATAAATTTAAAAACCCAGTCATTGAGTGGAATGGAAATAAATACTACATCAACCGACCCGGGGCGTCATCTTCAGACGCTGCGAAATTTGTAGCTGACCTTGCTCAATTTTACCCTGCCGCCAAAATAGCATCTACGTTTGCAGGATTGTTTGCGAGGATGGGCATATCGATACCGTTATTTGCTGGAACTTCAGTCACGCAGGATTTAGCAGCTGGACAACTTGGAAGCGAACAGGGCGTCGATATCGAACGAGCAGGCATGGCAGGTCTTGGCGGTATGTTCGGCGAAGTGCTTGCGCCAGTCGTATTGAGAGGCTGGCGAGCTCTGTTTGGCAATCGCAGATTTTACCGTAATGGTAGACTGACTCCTGAGGGTGAGGCCGCAGCTCGTCAGGCTAACTTGAACCCGGATGATTTAGGTGCAGCTGAAGCGCAGGTTTTTGGGGCCAACTTACGCTATGCGTCAGATCGCTATAGTCAAGAAGCACCAAGCGTTGCAGCTGGCATGACGCAAGCAGGTGAATTTAACGTGCCATTATCAAGAGGTCAGAGAACACAAGACCCGGCTCAATTGAACCGCGAAAGTTTGGCGCTGCAAGGTGCAACGACTAACAAAGCACAACAAGCGATGCGGGATGCAGACGCTTTGCAACAACAAAACTTAGCAAGGGCAGCTGATGATATAGCTGACGAATTGAATATCGAAGCTAGAATGGGCGGCACAAGGGGCGCAGCTGAAGCATTACAGAAAAGGGTACAGCAAGCGGCTGAGTCGGCAAGGAAAGAAGGAAGTGATGCATTTCAAGCAGTTCAAATAGCTGATCAACCTACGTTCCAAGGACAGTCTGTCATCGATATGCGGAATCAAATGACTAAAAAATTCCGCGAAGAGTTTAGTTTTAGTTATGACCCTAAATTACAGCCAAGGGTTGCTAATTTAATTAATGCGTTGCAAAGGTTTTCGCCAAAGATTGTTAAGCGCAGAAAAACTCCATTCTTCTTGCCAGAGCTCGAACGGTTTAGAAGAATTATGAACAAGCAGATTGATGGCGCAACCGGGCAAGAACAAACCATGCTGATTTCGTTAAGAAACGATTTTGACAGCTGGATGGACAGTGCTATCGAAAAGTCTATGGTCGAGGGCGATACAGAGGTTATTAACCAGCTAAAACGTGCTAGAGGTCTATGGGCTAATTACCGCCAAAAGTTTGGTGTTACTAGCAGTGGTGATGCAGGTGGAAAATTTATACAAAAGTTGCTTGATCCTAGAACTACGCCTGAGGAAGTTGCAAAAGGATTATTCGGGCTGACGAGAATATACCCAAGTAACTCTTCTAGAGTTATAGCGAAGCTGCAAGAAGCACTTGGCGATCAAGGTATGGCAGAGGTTCGCGAGATGGGCTGGACGACGATTGTTGACAAAGCAATCACTGACAGTGTGCAGGGCGGCAGTAGAAGGATGAGTCCACAGAAGTTTGTTACAGCGTTTAAAAAAGCACTGAAAGAAAATCTAACGGCACTTAAACTATTGTACACACCTGACGAGCTGGCAAAGATGCGCAGGTTTGCAGGTCTTGCAGAACGTGCGATACGGCCTACAACTAACCCTTCGGGAACAGCCGCTGGTTTAAGCACGATCGTAAGAGATTTTGCAAAACAATATTTCACAGTGCTCGGTTTTACGCACGGACTAGGGACTGGAATAGCAACAAGGGTTGGATTGGACGCAGCTGGGAAAGTTGTTGGCGCTAGGCAGGCTAGACAAATGTTGAACCCAAGAGATCCTCGGGGCCGTCTCCCACTTGTTCCAGCTGCTCTTGGCGGTGGTGGAAGTGGTGCAGAGAGCAACCGGCCTGAGCCGCCAATAGCGAGGTGATGTAATGGCACTAAGAGACGAATACGGATTAGCGCCAGTAGGTCTGCTTGGAACCCGGCCAGATATGATTAGCGTGAACCAACAACTGCTCGGCGTTAATGTACCCGGTCACGCTGCTCACATGGCTGGCTACATGATCCCCGGGACAGGGTTCCTTGATTCTTTAGGTTTTATGCCGGCAGGCCCCGGTATCAAGGGGAGATTCGGGCCGTCATTGTTAGATAGCATTCGGAACCAAGATTATGCTTATGCGCTTGGTCAAGGTCTAGGTACGGTTGGCGATGTTGCGCATGTGGCTGGAGCTGCAACAATGTTCCCGCCTTTAATCGCTGCAGGCACGATGATTAAAATGATGTCAAATCCTTTGCGTGCCACAAAGAACATATCCAGAGGTGTGACTGGCGGTGGTAAAACACCTGACACAAACAACATTTTAAAATCTGAGTCTTTTGTTGATAATCCAACAACGCCCGGCCCTGTACAGCCGTCTGCTGTCGAGCCGCAACCCGGCTTTAGTGACATACGAATGGGCGACCCGGTAGGCGATCTTGTCTCTGGTCAAAAACCTATTCGAGGCCAAACGGATAAAGAGCTGGTTGCTATGCAGCGAGCAGAGTTATCACCGAAACAATTAGAAAAAATAAATGCACTAAAAACCACACACCCATCTGTTTATAAAGCCAGTCGATTTATGTTGCCTGGCGAGGTTACACAATTGATAGGGTCACAGAAAAACATTGAAGCAGCTGAACGGTTGTTAGATGTTTTACCGCCAGCCAAGGAAATGACAGCACTTGGCAAAATGGGCGGTGCTAAACGAGGATGGTATCGCGCATCTACTCAAGCGCTCGTTGATGTATTTGGCGACGATGCGCCAAGGTTTGCTGCTTTGTTAGCTGCAACGTCACCGCAAACATCCGTAGAATCTAATTTAATTAATTCGCTTAATATTTGGAAAAACTGGACCGCTGCCGGTAGACCAACTAGCAGGGAAAAAATTCTCGACGTTATGGGTGACAGCGTGCAGGGAGAAAAAGGACGCGACTCAATATTAGGTGCGTGGGAAAACAATACGGTCAACGCACTGTCTACTGCCAACCCGGGGGACATCAAATTATCTCTTGGTGATATAAATTTATCAGGGGCGAAGGTCGATAGTTTTATGGCTAATCTGTCAGACGATGTTTACCGTTTTACAAACGATGCTTGGATGGCAAATACGTTAGGCGTCAAACAAAGTTTATTTCAGGGCGGCGGCAAAGGACCACCTGCATATCATGTTGTTTCTGCGTATGGCAGACAAGTAGGTAACTCTATTGGGCTAACGCCAAGAGAGATGCAAGAGACAGCGTGGACCGCTGGTATGGCATTATTAGAGGGCGCTAAGAGTAGAGGCATCCCGGTCACTGAGATGGTAGACAAGCTCTCACGTAAGGATATTTTGGCGACCCCGGATTTTGCAACGCTGTTCCAGATGCCTGAGTACAGAGGCGTTTTGTCCGATGCTGGTTATGGAGATAAGGTCAGCAAATTAAAAGAGTTCAATTTTCCACCTGATCAACCGCTAACAAAGGCTGAAAGAAACGCTGCATTGAAAGCAGCTCAGCGTCTAGAGGAGCTGGCGCAGATCCGAAAAGCCGACAGTAATGTTAAAACATTAACGATGAAAGATTACGAAGCAGTTGTTAATAATATTTTTGAGGCTGTTCCCGGAAGATCTACTGGGGTACTTAGTGGTTTGGCAGATGCACCAGACAACGTCAGAAAAAATTATTCGCAACAAGCTTTTAAAGCAATGACTGACCCTAGGGGCGTAGATATTTTAAATAAAGGTGTTGGTCTAGACACTGGAAGAACATTGCGTGGTCAAGGTATGTACATTGATGACACTGGTGTGCCTCAGTATAATCCATCTGCCAATGCGCCAACCGTTTCTCAATTGACGCGATCTGGTAATCTTACAAAAGCTGACCAAGATCGATTGCAGGCAGTCGCTAATTTAAGGGGTGGCCTTTTGGCGCAAGAAGGAACGCCTATCAATGCCATTCAACCTGACCCCAAAGGGGTAGAGAATATAATACCGAGGGATAAAGGGGCTGGCGTTCAGCCTATGATGGATACGGCAAGTGTTCTACCGCCAAATTATGCGGCTACAGACACAGGGAAAGGTATTGGTTTGTTAGATATTAGCGGAGATACCCCAGAACAATTACCGCAAGGAACTGTTAAAAAAATCACTGGGTTATTGCAGGCAGATCAGAAGAACCCATTACCGCCTGTCACAGTTGATAGAGTGTTTGGTGATTATATCGATTATACAGACGAATTTGCTCAGGGTGTTGGCAGTCAGGCTGTAGTTAGAAAAATGTTTAATGTGCTTAATAAGCTACCTAGTAAAGTTTTCAACAAGCTTGACAATAATCAGACGCGGTTAATGGCTAAAGATTTACATGACCTCAATGAAAAAACCGCCGCCAAGAACAATCTACCTTTGAGAGAAGATCATCAAAATATGCTGAAGATCATCTATGAAAAAGGATTGAAAGGCTTGAAGGCGGCGGTCGGTACGAAAGAATTATTGCCTTCTATTTTTGTGATCGGGCTTGGCGCGAAACTTTTCCAGCAACATTCTGGATCGGATTCATAAGTCGTTTTCTGATATCCTTCTCAACGTCCGAGGGTGGTTTGCGCCACCGCCATAACGAGAAGTCTCCTATCAGAGCCTCGCCAGTGTCTGGGTCAGTAAACTCAACCGTCAAAAAGTATTCGTCTTTATAGTCATAGGTGACGCTATCTTTTTCAAAATCTACGATTTTAGGGGATGGGTCATACATGGTTCATGCTCCTTCTTTAGTGCTTTTGGCGGGATGCCACGGCGCACAATCTAGGTTCAAATGCCGTTCCATATATATAGCAATTGTGTAGAGGTTTTGCAAATGCCAAAAAACAACGCTATCGCTCTTCTGCTTCTTCTGGCATTTGGCGTCATCGTCTGGTTCGCAACAGCTGCGAAAGGCGAAGAAAAGGTCGGCTGCCCTCCTCGCGAGATGCTGTTAATCAGCATTCGCGATAATGGCCTTGTTTCGGTTTGGAGAGCTTGGTCAGACAAAGGCCATGTTACGGAAATATTCATGAAAATGGACAGTGAAGAATCGAGGTGGCTGGCGGTAGTGCATCTCCCTAATGCACACAGTTGCATTGTGGATCAGGGCATTAAAGGTAAATTCATGCTGCAGGGTAAAGAATCCATATGAGCGAGGTAGAAATGAAAGCATCAATTGCAGCTCTGGAACAGCGGAATAGTGATCAAGAGAGGCGGTTGGCGGTTATCGAATTAAAGCTGGATAAGCTTATCGAATATAGCGCCTATGGAAAATCGAGTATCCGCATACTTATTCTAGTCGGGTCCGTGCTATCGGCAGTAGCAGCAGCTGCTGCTTATGTATGGGATAAAATCAATTAGACATAATCATTTGCAAGATTCCGCCTGGGCAGAAGCCTGTGTTGTGAGGCATTTCCTCAAGAGGGGCTACACCGTCTGCACAAATTTTAGCGGTCACGGCCCGGTCGATATGATTTGCATGAGGACCAGATTTAATAAACCCGCTGAAATTTTAATGATCGACGTAAAAATGACATCAAACCGCAGTTATCACGGTTTAACTCTAGAGCAAAAATATGCCGGTGTGCGAATAGTGACGGTCGATCCAGATGGTCACATAACACTAATTCCCAAGGGTACAGAGCGAATTAAGAAAGAAGGTAAAAATGATGAAGATATTGCACAAACTTGACGCATGGTTTTCTGGTCTTGCATTTAAGTGGCAAGCCGGGATAGCTATGGCATCCATGTTTCTGGTCATGGTAATAATAATAGCTATTGCTAACTGATGATTAATCCTGATCTAGACGGTGACGGCACAGTCACGGCTGAAGAATTACAGGCAGCTGACGGTCACGATAAATTTTTAGTCCAGAAAAACATAGCGATAGCTGCGTTTGTTTTTATGATCATCCTTACTGTGGCACTCTGTACGCCAATAGTACATGAGAGCCGTGTGACAGCGTTAAGCGGTTTGATATCCACAATGTATGTGGCCTTGGCTTCAGTGGTCGGGGCGTTTATGGGTTTCAGCGCATGGATGACTAAGAAGTGATCAACCTGCTTGGCTCACTTGTCCAGCCTGTCACCGGGCTGCTCGATAAGTTTATCGAAGACAAAGATCAGAAGAACCAGCTCGCCCATGAAATATCGACAATGGCTGAGCGACACGCCCAGGAGCTCGCCAAAGGGCAGCTAGAGATCAATAAGGCCGAGGCTCAAAGCAGAAATATTTTCGTCGCTGGTTGGCGTCCGTTCATTGGATGGACCTGCGGCGTAGCAATGGCATACAACTATGTAATCCACCCAATAATGATTTTTGTACTAGCCCAGCTGGACTATCTAGTAGCCCTGCCTGCATTAGACCTTGGCGAAATGATGCCTGTATTGATGGGTATGCTCGGCCTTGGCTCGCTAAGAAGCTTCGAGAAATATAAAGGCATAAGTAAATGAATATCGAAACAGTCACCGATATGCTCATTGTAAATGAGGGCATGGTGTTACACGAATACAAAGACCACCTCGGCTATTCGACTATCGGGGTGGGTCGATTAATCGAAGAAGGTATGGGTGGCATCACCGAAGAGGAAGCAAAGTATCTTTTAGCTAATGACATTCAAACAGTGTGTGACCGGCTCGATAGTAAGTTTACCTGGTGGCGCGATCTATCCGAGAACCGGCAGCACGTTATGATCGACCTGTCATTTAATCTGGGGAATCGGTTGGATAAATTTGTAAACTTTTTGGCGAACATGGAAGCAGGTTTATATGATGCAGCTGCATTCCATTTGATGGATAGCTTATACGCCAAACAGGTAAAGGGGAGAGCAGAAAGAAACGCAGATCTTATCCGGGGGGGATGACATGGAAGGAGTTTCGTGGGTTGACCTATTCAACTTGGCGCTTGGAGCATTTGCCGTGATCGGGGCCATTGTTTATAGTCTGATTCGTCAAAAGGTCGATATTGAACACATGAAAAAACAGATCACCCAGTTATTTGACCTCTGGAATAGCCGGGATAAGTAATTTGTACAAGGATTCGGCAAGTTTTTTTGAAAAAGGTAGCTAAGTGTCTGATAATAAATGGAGAATAGGTATCGATATCGGTGGGACCTTCACCAACATCAGCTATTTCTAAAACACTCTCATAGCTTCTCATAAACCCTCATAGCCTATTAAGTTATTGATATCAGTACACAAATCAAGATGGGCTGTTTTATCATACATTCTCATAGTTTCTCATGAATTCTCAATTATTTTAAAAATTTGTACAAGAATGTGTCATGACCCCTTGTAATCCGAATACCGAGATATTATGTATATCTGTAGAAACAACGGATAACAAAAAAGGGAGCCAAAAATGAACACAGTACCAACCCCACTAATCAACGAGTTAGAAAAACTCACACAATTAGAAATCGCCCTCGATGCTTTGTGTAAGGTTGCTAAGAGAGAGATTTTCGTCGCTTACCCACACGACAACGATGCAATAGCACCTTACTTAATTGAGGAAATCAAAAAGACAGTAGAACTTTTATAAACAAGGGGGGGGCTTCGGCCCCTCACTTTTCAAGGGAGCAAACGATGACAAAAAGAACTTTGACCTACAAGAAAAACGGTTATGACATAATCGGATACTTCTCGGGTGTTGGCGAAGATCGAAAAGCCGAGATTTGGTCTAAGCCTTATGGTGAAACTGATCACGTTTATTGCGGCATGATATACAAGGGGCTTACTTCGTCACATGGCACAGAGCGAGGCTGCGGTTCTACCTGGACAACTAAGAATGATGGAACAGGAGAAGATTACGCTCTTAGATGGTTCGAGGCCGCGAGGAAACTAAAGCGTAAAAGAACATGGAAAAGCGGAGACCCTACTCTTGTAGACCGCGCACGAAAGACGTTGTTGAAGATGCATGGGAGCGTAAAGTAATGGCACAAGTAATGACACAAGCAAAGTTTGACAGCCTCAAGCCAAAAACTAAGCCGTATCGGGTAGCTGTCGGGCATAACGTGTGGGTGAACATCACACCCACCAACTTCAAAACTTTTATCTATCGTAAAATGAAGCACCGCAAGAAGATGGTGATCACTCTAGGGTCGTCACAAGGTATGGAGCTGCACGATGC